AACGGCAGAAAGCAAAGTCTTCTCCGTAATATCTTTTGTTTTCTGGATCATAATAAGTGTCAAAAAAAGCATAAAAATGTGGTCTATCTTTGAACTCACCATCTATTACAGTTTTTTGTACAATATCCATATTTGGATAAGCTTTTATTAATTTATCAAAAACTTGTCTTTGTATTAACATACAACCAGTTGGTGCATGCGTTACTTCAACAACACCATCTTCACACTTAACATCACTTTCATCATCTTCTAATAAAATAGGATATTGGTTTATATGAAACTGACAATGTTTAGGGTCTTTTATAAAGCCACCCTTAATTTTACTAATTAAGTTTTCCCACTTTGCTGTTTTAATTGGATAAGGTTGTGAGATTATTTCTTTATCTTTATCTATCATCTTAAATATACTTTCAACATCAAAAGCAATATCAGAATCAACAAATAAAAGATGTGTGTAATCTGTTTGTAAAAAAGCACTGACACATAAGTTTCGGCCTTGTGTAACTAATGATGATTTCATTAACTGAAACGTCACAAGTATATCTCTTTTCATACATTCTTTTTGTAGTTCAAGCATAGTTTGTGTAAAGTGTATTGATACTTCACTATGAACAGGGGTAGCTACAAAAAGTTTAATTTTATATTTATCTGTATTCTTTGGTTTATTTATCCAAAGTGGTTTATTGTTTTGCATTTAACACACCTGTAAGAAAATTAGTCCATTCATGTGCCTTTTTCTCCCAACAATAAAATCTTTTGACAAAGGCTTGTTGCAAAGCTAAATGTTTTCTTATCATAGGTTCGTGGAGCGTGTCCCGTGCTACTTTAATAGCTTCTGCGAATTGGAAGGCAAGATTATTAAAATTAGTTTCATAGTTTATATATATAGGAAACTCGGATCCTGTTTCATACAAAGCACCATAATTACTCACGACACAGTATAAGCCAGCAGCCATAGACTCTAATAAAGAAATACATGATGTTTCTTCCCATATACTTGGATAAACATACAAATGATAGTTAGGTAATTTACTTAATATAAAGTCATTCGGTCTATAACCAATATAATTTACATTTGGTAACGCTTTTGCTTGGTCATATAATTCTTGGTAATTATGATCGTTATCTTGTTTGAATTGGTCTCCGTATACTTCACAACTACTATATACATCAAGCTCAACATTCTCACCTTCAAGATATTGCATAGCTCCTAATAAAACATTTAAACCACGCCATGGTGTATTATGATGTATTATTCTTAATCTATCACCTTTTTCAAAATTATTTGATTTAGGAAAACTAGTTATTCCGTTTTTAATTACATGACATCTATCTGTAGGAACATCAAAACATTTTCTATATTGTTCGTAATTCCAATGTGAGTTAAATACATACCAGTCATATTTAGTGTGGTTTTCTTTATTATCAAACCATGGTTTTATATTTGGTTGATCAGGAGCATTCTTTTGCCATAAAATATTTACTTTATCTTTAGACAAAGGTGTTTTTTCAGGAACAGATAAACAGATTTGAACACCTTCTAACAATTCTTTTTTAACGTATTTATTTAAAAAATTGTTTTGAAGTTCAGTTCCTCCCAACGGATTCAATCTGTTCCTCCTTCAATATCCAACTGTGGTACGATAATTGTAACGTCCCTTTGAATCTCTTCTTCAGTTGTCGCAGACATCTGATCGTTGACATCAAATTTTGCTTCTGCTTCTGATGCATAAACGTGACCAGTCCTTTTATTGGTAATCTTAGTTTTTGATTCGCAGTGTATTACTTTCATATCTAAAAAATAAGGAATATTAAAATATTTATTATTATATATGTTGTCATGTTCTTAAATTTACATAATAAAAAAAAATAAATCAACCATTTTCTTGCGAACGATCAATAATAGCATACGACACACAACCTGTAATCTCGTTTGCTGTACCTGCTTGTATTTTTAAAATATCACTAGCTTCAAGATTTAAACTATCTTTTACTAAGTTATCAAAAGATTTATTTAATTGCACATGACTAATCTCAACATCAGCGGATCCTCCAGATTTTCGTAAAAATAAATCTACGTCTACATTACTTGACGCTTCGTGACTAGCTTGAACAAGTTTTACAATAATTGTTGCATCTGATGGACAAGTTAGAATTGTAGTAACATCGGTGGTAGTCAGATTAAATGTTTCACTTTTGTATTGTATTGTCATGACATAAAATAATTAAAAGTATCTTGTTCATTTTTAATATCAGTTTTATAACTGAAATTAAGCTGGTTTACAAGTGTTGATAATGCTTGAGTGAGTTGTCTTTTGTCTTCAAAATTATACTCACTTTTTAAATCTGGTAACATTAAATTTATTTTCATTATCTTCTTCCATCAGCTTGAACATCAGCACGGAAAGAACCAAAACGCCAAGTTTCATCTGTGCTTTCATTTTCTATTTTTAAAGCTGCAAAACGTCCTCGTGCTCTTGTGTCAATTTTGTTTGTGGATGATGTTATTGTAAAAGGTCCTAAACTTGATGATGTCTCTGTCTCTGCTGGAAAGTCCTTTAGTAACAATGATATTTTTGCATTTCCATCTATCTTAGCGAAGTCTGGTATAAAACGTCTTATCTTGATAAAAAACTCACCTTGTGTTCCCTCAAAATCTAAACTAAAATCTCCTGACTCAATAAAGGCAGGAATAGCTGTTTTACCACCAGCACTATCTACTTGATCAGTACCCGTTTCATGTTCATAAAAAGTTGTTGCGCCAGCAGTATTGGTAATACCATTTATGGAAAAGTTAGGAACAGCTGTTGAATTAAATTCAGTTGCATAAGGATTATCAAAGGTAATTTTATCAACATAAGTTGTTCTTGCAAGTGAGCTGGTTGTCCAAACACCTTCTCTATAATTTAGAGTTACACATCTATCAATTGTATCAGATCCAAATTTTGGATAAAACCAGTTTATCTCTGTAAATAAAGAATTAAAACCTGCAAAGACAATTTCGTTTTGTTGAAAGTTGAAGCCTAAATCATCATTAGATTGTGTGGTAAATACAAAATCTTCAACAGTGCATGGTATTTTTTTTACACCACCTCCATCGTAAACAAAAAAACCTCCAGTTCGTCCCATCCAGTATACTACACCATCTACATGCACTATTGAATGTTGTGACATAGCTCCACAGTTTGTACCGACCTGTCTAATAGAAAATGTAAAAGGAGGACCTACAAATTGCATAACATAAGCTGAAGTATCCGTAACAATGAATGTCAAGTCTTTAGCACGTACAGCCCCAACAATTTTTGAGCCAGAATCAAGTTGAAAAGTTCCTGCTGTGTTTACAGAGGTAGCAGCATATGTCGTTCTGTCCTCTTGATCTGAAAAACGTATAAACATCTTGTCTTGTGATGCAACTGTGCCTATGGTAGTTTCAGTTCCTAAATGAATTAAATGTCTGTCCGTATCTGATACAATAGTTTGCACTGAGGCTGTTGGATTTGAAGTTACAACAGTTGCTCTTGTAGTCAAAGCGTTTGAAGCTGAGGGATTCCATTCAAATGTTCTTCCGTTACGAACTGTGGCTATAAGAATTTCACCATAATTATCTAGTGACCAATTTCCTGGTTCAAGCACAGTATCCGTTGTGCTACTTGCCTCACCCCAATCTTGGCTTCCACTCCAAGTACCAGTTCCCCAACCAAAACCCTGTGTCTGTATTAAAGGACCAATTTCTTCATAAGGTGTAACTGTTGCTGAACCAGCTGCTGTGATACCAGCTCCAGATTCATTAGCTGACATAGTAATTGTAAAAGTATTCGCAGTTGGAACAGAGATAACTTCAAATGGATTTGTTGTGAAATCAGCAGTTGCAAACCCAGTCCCAGATCCTGGTAAAGTTACACTCGAAAAAACAACATACTCTCCAACTTTTACCTCATGTCCAGTCTTGTTTATTGTGACTGTAGCCGAGCCATTTGTTGTGGTAATGGTACAAGATGTTAAAGCTGTTCCGAGCGGTGAAATATCATAAAAGGCTCCCTCATAATATAAAAACAAACCTTTAGTAGTGCCTATTGCAATATATTTGTTACCGTCTAAGGCAACCCAATTGTGTATACCTCTTGCTACACCCGGTAAGGTGTTTACTATTGGTTGTGTCCACCCACCAATTTTTTCTGGTTCTCCATAACGAAATCTAACAAAATCACCATCTGTCCACTGGTATTCAGCAGTGGTCTTTGTCATTTGTTTATTAAAACCAGGTTTAAATGGAATCTTTATTAAAGGCATTTTACCTCGCAGTTACAGGACTTGTTCCATCCCCAACAAACGGATGTTCAGCAAATGCTATGTAAACATAAGTGGCTCCATTTAAATTAGAGGCATCATTATTTATTCTTTGTTTA